GGTCACATAGTAAAAATGACAAAAACACCAATTTTTAAACTTTTACAGGAAGCTGGGGTAACCCAAGCCAATATATATAAAGAGTATGAAGGAAAGTCTGTATACACTTTTGATGCGCAAAATGTCGCAGATGGGCCGTGTCCGACATGAGTGCTAAACAAATTAAAACAATTGGTGCAAATGAAATATTTTTTGCACAAACAACTCTTTCTTCAAAAGAAGAGTATATGTGTGCAAATTCTTCTATTACAAAAGGACTTGAATCACCACCCAATACATTAAAAGAATGTTTTAATAGATTTTCAAATATTAAAGAATATGCAACATATCTTGGAGTTACAAGCGACACTCTATGGTTTTCTCCAGAAAATAAAAATTTTGTTCCAGTTAGCGACCCAAATACTGGAAATAATTTTAAAATGATGGATTTGCTTTCTGGTGTTACTTCTTCGGAATGCGACAAAGTTAATGAAATATTGGGGGCAGATTGGATGGGATGTCTATTTGGTTCACCCATGTCTTCTTTTAGTTGCATATGCCCAGATATAGGTTCTAACTATGATGCATATTTAAAATTTAGATTAACTGTGGCTAGTTTTTGGGAAACTGATGTAAAAGCACCAGTTTACAGAGCTGATTTTTTAGATAGCATTAAATATTCAAAAAAATTAAACATAATAATCGCCGGAGATAGATCTATTAAGCCGGGTGACATAGTTAAATTAAATATTTCGAATTTAAGCAGCTATTCTTCATTGGCTGAAGAATCTATTTTAAACAACACATATTATGTCATTTCTGTAAAAAATACATTTACAAATAGCGGTGTTCACGAAACAGCTCTTAATTTAATAAATTTCCTAAATTCGGGTGAACTTTTTGATAATATCGAATGATATAAATAATTTGAATGGATAAAAAAGATTTTAATATTTTGGGTTTAAAAATTGGAGCGTTATCAGAAAAAAAAGACATTTCTCTGGTGACGGGTTATAACTCATATGTTCAAAAAATAGAATCTATTTTAAAAACACAAAAGGGCGAAATACCCTATTATCAAAATTTTGGAGTAGATTATTACGATTACATTTTTGATAATTCTATTTCAAAAATATTATTTGAAAGTAAAGCAAAAAATATTATATCTTATTTTATAAAAGAAGCCCAAGAAGTTTTAGTACGAACAACTTATTACGACAATACTGTCGTAAAACTTTCTGTAGATTTGACATTTAATAAACAACTTAAAAATCAAAAAATAAAATGTTTTATTGAGGTTCCACTGCAATGACTCTTAATTTTAAAAATTTAAATGTAAGTTCCTTAGACTATTCTGAAATAGTCGAATCTCTAAAAACATTTTTATCATCGGAGCCAAGCTTATCTGAGTTGGATTATGATAATCCAGCTAGTAGCGTAAACATGTTAATAAACATATTGGCGACAGCAACCGCGTATAATGGAGTTTATGCGCAATTTGGTTATAGAGAATCTTTTTTAAGCACGTCAAATTTATTAGAATCTATTGTTGGTCACGCTTCTAATGGATCTGTTTTATTAGAAGTAAAAAAATCTGCTAGCTGCACTAGAAATGTGCTGGTTACAGGAAATACACTAGAATCATATACGACTTTTGTAGGAAATGCTCCAGATGGTTCTGAAGTTTTATTTTTTAATTTAGAAAAAATATCACCAAATATACCATCGCAGGTTACATTAATTTCTGGTATTTCTGTTAAACAGTATACCGATTGGGATTTTAATAGTCAATCTATGGTTTTACCTACTAGCGTAGATCCAAATTCAATAAAATTATACAGCGTAGATACTTCCGGGAATATTATTGAATGGCAAAAAATAGATAAAACTTCTATGACAGAAACCACTCAATATTATTATACTGTTTTAAACACTGTAAATGGTTATTTGGTAACAACAAATTTACCAGAATCTTTTAATTTGACCACAGATTACACTGTTTATACCAAAGCGGTCTTATCAAATGGTTATTTTGGAAATCAAGCTTCTATTATACCACTTTCAAATACTCAATTCCTAACAACTGCTACGCCAAGTGGCGGTTATTCTGAATTAACCGTTGATTTTGCTAAATCAAAAGTAAAATTTTTAGCAAATGCTACAAACCGTTGTGTTACTATAAATGATTATATTTTAGCAATATTAAATTCTGGAATTTCTGGTACAGAGAATATTGATGATATTTCAGTAATAAATGGTGATCAGCCGGGAACAATTAAAATATATGTAGATGGATTAGAAAGTTCTTCTGCAAATAATTTAATTACATATCTTGGATCTCTTTCTGTAGCTGGAACAAGTTTGGTTTACGAACAATGATTTTATTATTCAATAACATCCCAGTAACACTTGAACAAAAAATTAAAATTTTTACAGAAACTGTAAAACAAGCTTACGGTTCTGATTTTTATGATGTAGAGGGGGACAGGTGGTTGGGGGATAGTCTTACTATAGAATCATTATTCCCGCAATGGATTATATCTGAAAGTAAAAAAAATGAAGATGTTTTAATAACAAAAATAATTAAATCATATCTTCGTTGGTTATTCAGTTATACAAATGGCTATGGTGCTGCTGTTCCTTGGGAACTTTTTAGAAGTTTTAATAGATATCCAGAAAAATTTTATTCGGCTGTAGCTGATTATTATTTTCCAAATTGTGATTTTACGGTGAATCAATATATGAGAGATAGTTTATCAAACATAACAAAATTTGCTATACAGGCAGAACAAAACTATGTTTTAAAAAAAGGAACAATGGATTCCATTCGTTATGTTTTGACAACTTTATTTAATATTCCACTTTCAGAATTAAATGTTTATAGTGGAAGTCCGGGTTTTATTATTATTGAGGGAAATGTCAATAATGATTGTAAAGATTTTTTAAATAAACATGTTTATCCCGCAGGAATGCAAATAATATATCAATCTTAAAAATGTTTAATAAAATTGTTTCTTTTGCCATGTCAGTGGCATCACGTGGTTTAAATAATAATAAAGTAGATCTTTTAACAAAACAATTGAGATATATATCTTGTTTTGGAAACGAAGATATTCCACAATGTCCAAATTTAAAAAAAAGTAATAAAACAAAATTTTATTATTGTGGGGGCTGTGGCTGTGGTGATCATTTGCATACACAACTTATAAAAAATCCGGGTGAATACGCCAAATTAGATTATCCTTCTCTAAATTGCCCCTTAAAGATGCCCGGTTTTACAAATTATGATCCAAATTCTCCAATTAAAGATTTAAATAGAAAAGAATTGATTCAAAATTACGATCTTGAAAAAGTTAAATTGGTAAACATAACTGTTTCTGTGGATAAAGAAAAAGAAGAAATATTTGACAGCATTTCTAAAATTAATGGAAATACCTAAATATTTCTATGCCAATAAATACCCGCCAAGACTTTATAGATTACTGCTTCAGAGAACTTGGATCTCCTGTAGTCCAGATAAACGTAGATCCACAGCAAGCAGAAGATAGATTAGACGAAGCCCTTGAATATATGTATGAAAGGCACTTTGATTTTAATCAAAGAGCTTTATTTTTATATCAAATAACAAACGAAGATATTCAAAGAAAATATTTTGAAACCACAGCATTTGGTGAGGCTCTTGGCGCAAAAGGAATAACCTTTGCAGATGGTTCTACTGGCTCTTGGCCAATTGCAACAGACATAAGAACCATAACAAAAGTCTATAGACCATCAGATGTTGCTGGTGATTATATGTTTGATTTGAGATATCAATTAACTCTTTTCGATTTCTTTGGTCTTTATTTTAATCAGGGCGGTATGCAAACCGGACCAATGGCCCAATACATGGAATCTATGAGTTATTTGAAATTGGTAAACGATGTATTCAATTATCCCATGTCTTATACATATACTAAAACTACAGATAGATTGTTTTTAGATGCAGACTATTCAAGTTTTGTTCCGGGAAGCTTCATGTTGCTTGAAGCATATGTACAAATAGATCCAAATCAATATCCAAAAGTTTGGAACGACAGAATTTTTAAAAAATATTTTGTAGCTTTACTAAAAAAACAATGGGCTCAAAATCTTATAAAATTTTCTGGTGTTCCTTTGCCGGGTGGGGCCGTATTAAATGCTCCAGCAATAATGCAAGAAGCGGTAGGAGAATTGAATTACATAGAAAACTTACTGACAAAAACACAAGAATTGCCACCTGATCCGCTAATAGGTTAAAAATGCCGACAAATCCATACTTCAATAATTATTCTGGTGAGCAAAATTTAGTTGAAGGTATTACTATAGAAATAATACAAGCAACTGGTTCAGAATGTTATTACGTTCCCAGAAAATATTTAAACATAGATAAAATATTTGGTGAGGACCCCGGATCAAGTTTTATAAAGTATTATCCTCTTGAAATGTATTTACAATCTTATAGTGGTTTCGAAGGATCTGATATAATAAACCAGTTTGGTTTAGAAATTAAAGACAAGGTCATGTTAATTTTTGCAAGAAAAAGATTTAAGCAAGAAGTAACAGATAAAGATCCACTGATAACAAGACCTAGAGAAGGTGATTTGATATATTTTCCACTTTCAAAATCTTTATTTGAAATAAATTTTGTGGAGCATGAAAATCCTTTTTATCCATTAGGAAAATTATATTCTTATGCAATAACAGCAGAACTCTTTACTTACAGTTATGAGAAAATTAATACAAATAATCCAAATATAGATTCTGTATTTGAAGGAACCAGAGGTCTTTCTGGATCTACTATAATTCCTCTAAATAATGTGTTGGGAACCACTGCTGGAATTAATGATGATTTGGAAAATGAGGCTGAAGGATATACTTTTGATCCAAATAATCCATTTAATGATTGTAGCTGAGATAAATTATGTTTAATTATTTTTACAATAAAAGCTTAAGAAAATTAGTAGTAGGATTTGGATCTTTGTTCAATGATATTACTGTGCAACATGCTAATCCAGATAACATAAACAGTCCTACAACAATAAGAGTTCCTATAACCTATGCTCCACAAGAAAAATTTATAAGAAGACTGTTAGAACCATCATCAATTCAAGATGGAACTAGAATTGAAACTCAATTGCCTAAAATGAGCTACATAATGTCTTCTTTAAATGTAGATCCATCTAGAAGAAGATCTAAGTCTTTTGAAGTGAAATCTTATGATTCTAGTCCGCTAGGATCATGCGACCAAAGTTCTGGTGTAGAAATAGCAGAAGAAGTTCCAGTAAATGTTAATTTTACATTGTTTATTTACACAAGACACGTTGATGACACATTACAAATTATAGAGCAAATAATTCCTTACTTTAATCCAGACCACATTATCACTTTATCTTTCAATAGCGCAAGACAAAATATTAATATTCCATTGTTAATGGTTTCAAATAATATAAGTGAAAGAGCTGATGGAGATTTTGGAAGCCGAAGATTAAACGTGTCTTCAATAAATTTTTTGGCAAAAAGTTATATTTACGGACCAACTAGACAATTTACTTCGATAGAAAATTTTGATATTGATCTTGATCTTGAATTTTAATGAATATTAATAAAAATTTAGCATCGTTTTTTAATGTTCCAGCACCAGATGAAAAATTAAAAAGTTCTGGTGGTACTTTTGACAACAATAATTTTCAAAAAGATTATGAGTTAGTTCAAAATAATTTTAAAAATTTATTAGATAATGGTAACATTGCATTAGAAAGTGCACTTAAAGTTGCAACAGAATCGGATAGTCCAAGAGCCTTTGAAGTTGTTGCTATATTACTCAAAACAATGGCTGATTTGAATAACAATGTTTTAGATGTTCATAAAAAAGCAAAAGATACTACTTCTAATGGAAAAAATGAAGTAAAACAAACAAACAATTCTGTTTTCATTGGCTCTACTACAGATCTTCAAAAACTTTTAAATAAAGAAAGAAGCACTGAAAAAAATTTAATTGAAGGTGAAATAATTTCCGATGAGTCAAAGAAACAGTAAAGAA